CACTGCTACAGTGCATCTCCCCGGGGTATTTCACCCTGGTATGATCGCATCGGGGACCAAAAAGCATCCCCGCTGTAATCTCCCGCATGTCCCTTAGGGACACCTCACCTTAAAAAGGTGAGGCCATCCTCAGTTTTATGTAGAACGACTGAGGGCGTCCAGAACGCTCCAAATGTCCTTCATCATAGAACGGGTGCTCCGCTCTCTTCAGAAAGAATTTGAGTAGGGCATCAACATCATCAATCCTATTACTAGGAGGTTTTGCTGACACTACATAACCCCTGACTAAGGGGGAATGCAAACTGGAGTGGGTACCTTGGATTTCATATCCAAGAGCCGACTCCCTACCTAGCACCGGGGATGTAGTAGATACCATCGGATAATGAACAATCATCCGAGAAATCTGCTCATCCAGCTGTTTCACTGTAGCCCAGTAACCATGCCAATAAAGCAGGTTACGGAACTTAATCAGTGAAACGACTTCGGTAGCGTCCCTCCGTTGTGTCGGGAATTCACGACGAAACTTGACAACACTAACGTCATGTCCATCGTAGAATTCCTTTCCGCAAGACTCACGGAACTTACCGTTCCAATAAGACTTGCTTCCGTTAACTCGAGCACCAAAATGCTCTAGGACGGAAACAACGGATTGCACGTGCTCCACGGGGACGATAATATCGTCACCGTAGATGCGCACTTTATCCTTGAAAGACAAAATGTCTTTCTTGGCTAGAGGGCGGTTGAGCGACTCTTCTATCCCAATGAAAACTAGGGTCAAAAAGACCATAGCCTCAAACGGAAAGCAGAGTGCTGAACCCATAGACGCGAACTTGGACAGGCGAACAACACCATGTCCCGGTACGTTAGCCCGCCGTGAACGTGAAGCGTCAACACCCATAAGCAAATTAGGGTGGTTTCGCAACATGCCACGAACGAGCTGATTAGAAACGCGATCCGATGCGTCACTCAAATCGAGTGTCGCCAGCTCACCATTAAGTGAGCCGTCAAGGGCCATGAGCTGATTTGGCTCCTGGTCCTTGAATCCGAGAACTCGATCCAGGAAGTCATCCTTGGAAAGAGAATCTAGAATCAGAGCTAAAATGCCTTGCTGTGCATATTGCATAGCAGTTGGCTCAATAGCAATGATTCTCGGCGCTTTCTGCGTCTTAGGTACTGGAACGACCTTGACGGGCGTCTCGGCACCGGGTTCGAGGATGTCAACTTCATCATACTTATCATGGTATGATGCCGATGGAAACAGATGATCCGAAAATGGGAAAATCTGCTCCAATCGGGTGGTCCAGTTACGCTGCGTGAACTTTTGGTTTCCCAAGAGTCCATCCGCAGTTGAACCTGGACCGTGTTGAGGCATCATTTCTCCCATGTAGATATTACTATCCACACGGGTAAAAACTGATGCATAAAGCAATGAAGACATGGAATTAAAACGATCGGAATCAACCGTCGTCAAATCCTTGTCAAATTGCCGAACATCCTTCTCACACTCAATAAAGCCATCCATTGATTTCCGAATCCTTGTATCGCTACAGGGAATCAGAATTTTCGAGTATAGCAACGTTAGTTGCCGAATACAACGAATTGCTTCAATGGAAGGTTCATCAAGCAACCGACCGCTAGTGCGATCGAACACGAGATCGAGAAAACCTCCTAGAAACAGGGGGAGCTCTCCTCTTTTCCTGAACGAGGAAAAGAGCCGACGATCAACCTGCTGATTATCAAGGGCCCTTTGGAGGTCCTTGCAAAAAGCAGGAAGAGTTATCGTTAAAAACGATAGCCCTTCGTGGTCGATGCGATCATGGACAGTTTTTATGTCCATGACGGCGCTAGTGCAACAAATGCTGGCACATTCTTCGGCCAGCATTCTCCAGAGTAACTGTAGGCTTTTCATCTAGTCCTCCTTATAGAGGTGTATTAGAATCCTAGCCTATGGTTAACAGGACTCGCTATTTGTAGAAGCTATTGCTTCTACGAGTGTCACCATGACACTAAGCGAGACGGACTAGGGTGATGAGAAGGAAGTCAAGTAGCAATGCCAAAGGCAGTGCTACCATCATTCCAACACATCCCCCTACGACTCACCACCAAGAAGCTTGGTGATGAGCGCATCCGAAGAGGCATGAATGGCGGTATTAAAACCGTCAAACACAGCCTTACAATCAGCAGGCGTATAACCAAGACTAGGAATGTCGAAGACGGTATAAACACTCATACCGACTTCTTGATTCGTTGTCGAGGTAAACGGACTGGTGATCCATTTCGAATGGTCCACCCTGAGAACACGTCGAGTCCGGTTTCCATAAATGGAAGATCCGGTCAACGCGATCAGACCATCAGCAGACTGATATTTCGACTTGTTATCTCCCACGGAAACCCGTGGAAGAGAAGTCGTAACAGCAGAAATGGTGATGGATTGAGGGTCTGCGAATGACATAGGCGTACTCCTTAGTCGTGGCATGGGCCACATTGGTGTTTTACGTTAGTACAACAACTAACTTCAACTCCGAGAAATGCCCAGAGCTGCAGCTATGGCCAGCTGAATCGGACTAAGTCCGGTCCAGGAAAGGCCAAAACCAAAGGGGTTAGCTCGCCGACGGATCTTAGTCTCAGTAATGAAACTAAGAGGCGGAGGCGCACTTCCGGCAAACGGTGTAAACCGAGTGCCTTTAGTGTAATAGGTACGGGTAGCAATTGTATGCTCCATTATGTACCCATATCGCATAACCAGGCCGTTGGTGGCCCAATCCGAGAGATTAGATACAACATCTCCCGTATTGGAAAACCAGTCAACGGCCCAACTCCACGGAGCTAGATTCCAGACAACGTCTGGAGTCAGTTCGATTCCAAGTACTTTGGAAGCGGCGGCTGCGTCTGGACCAAGTACCCTTTCGGTGTACGGAAGTCCATACGTAAAGACGCCTTCGAACCACCTTTCTGTCGTTTTTGAATCGACATAATAGGTTTGCTTCGGGGAACCTGAATCGAAGTAGGAGTCGAAAGGAACCATTGATTCACTATTGGAACCAATCGACACTTCATTCGATACTGATCGTTCAGTGGGAAATCTATAGTCTCGCCTCACTGGTTTGCCAACATCCCGGAGATACTGGGATGTAAGCTTATCAGATTCAATCACGCTATTCGCTGTTGAGCGAATATCGCGAATGAGAGGACGCCAACCAAATTGGACGTTAAGAAACTCATCGCCAGGAATTTTCCTGGCAGCCGAGGTTCTGTCTTTCCAAGAATGAACTCCGGGCAAGCCCGGAAGTCTATCCTTGTAAAGTTCGCCTAATGCGGTCGACAACGAGGCCGGAGATTTAGTGGGCTTACACCTCGAAACAGCCGTGGCACCAAACTTATCCAGCTGAGAATTCGTTGAATTCCCAGCAGGAGGAAAGGTGCCAAGGCTAGGTATAAGTGGAGACCAACGAACTGTACCCGTAAAACGGGCTGGTCCGTTAGGTCCAGAAGGGTAATTGAAGGAAATCGAAGTATCACAATTTCCAACAATATACTGCTTCTGGGTAAAGAAATTACCTCCAATATCCCCATCTGACACACGGAGTTTCCTCCGCGGTCGGGGATGTCCCTCCGACACAGTAACCTGTGTCCCATTGACTGTCAACGGCTGAGCAGAAGCTGTACTGGTCTGGTTGTACCAGGCTCTGTACACCTTATACGACACTCTCGCAAAGTACTTCGGGAGAGGTCGTTTCTTGGTCGTTGTAGTCATGGCACTGTGTTCCTCTGGTATGGTGCGCATCTTTTGCGCACGGTGTGTTGCACTGCGTGGGCGCTCTCGCGAGAGA